GCCGGGAGTGACGCTCTGGCCAAAGTCCAATCTTCAAGGGAACAGGTGAAAACCTGTTCCCTTCTTCTATGCCTAAAATTTTTCCAAAAACCCCTTGACTTTTTGAGTTCCAATTATTATAATAAGTTTGTGGAACTCAAAAAGTGAGGTGATACGATGTCTCCACGAACCGGAAGGCCGAAAGCGAACAATCCCAAAAGGAATGATGTGAAAGTTCGATTGGACGATGAAGCAACAAAACGCCTTGATGAATATTGCGCCAAGCATGATATTACACGGGCAGAAGCTATTCGGCAAGGGATTGATTTACTTTTGGCACAAGAAAAGTGAAACAGCCGCTCCACCCTGAACAAGTAAGCGACTGTTTCTAAAACCAGAGGTTTCCCAACTGGATAAATCCATTCTATCACAGTTGGGGACTTCTATCAACTGAAAATTGATGGAGGTTTAACATGGAAAAATTGATCAACAGCATTAAAGGCGTACACCCCGGTAAGTACGACCTTCGCAGGAATGAACTGGATGAACTCTATGACGCATATCATCACGACACTTTCAAGCTGATTGCCGTGGTGTTCAAGCTGGGCTTTGCCCGTGGACAGAAGGCGGTGAAGAAGGCATGAATGAACTTCAGGTATTCACCAACCCCGAATTTGGACAGGTGCGAACCGTGACCATTGAGGAAGAACCTTGGTTCGTGGGTAAGGATGTGGCGGTTGCCTTGGGATATTCCAATACCAAAGATGCCCTTCACCGTCATGTTGACCCGGAAGATAAAGGGGGGTCGCAAATCACGACCCCCTCCGGTGAACAGACCATGACCATCATCAACGAATCCGGTTTGTATGCCCTGATCTTCGGAAGCAAGCTGGAAAGCGCAAAACGCTTCAAACATTGGGTGACGCATGAGGTTCTTCCCGCAATCCGTAAAACCGGAAGTTATTCCATCATCCCGAAAGCAAGAGCATTGACCACAGACGATTACATGAAGGCGGCACAACTGGCCGCTACCTGTCGGAATGAACGGCTTCCCTATGTGCTTGGATTTCTGGAACAGGCCGGGTTTAATATCCCGGAAGTGACCGCCACGCCCCCGGCCTTGGATGGGCCTGTGGATTGCACGGAGATTCAAAGACTGATGGATGAACGGGGCATTTCCGTAACGGAACTTTCCAAGCTGACGAACATTTGCAAAGCGTCTTTGAGTTATTACAAACGGGGCATTTACAAGCCGAACCGTGAACGCTATCGCATTATCATTGACGCATTAACTTAATTGATGATTTGACCACCCCGGCCTTCTGGCCGGTGGTGGTTTTTTCATACCATTTTCGCCGTTTCCCGGTGGTGGGCGGTAAACAGAACCGGGAAAATCGTGGTTCCTAACCCACGGTAAAAAAGGATTTTGGAGGTAACAACAATGACTAAAGAAAAGCTGTTGGAATGGGGCCTGACTGAAGAACAGGCCACAAAGGTTATGGAGGGCTTGAACGGTTCCTTCGTCACCAAGGCCCGGTTCAATGAGGTCAACACCGAACTGACCACCGCCAAGAACACCATCAAAGAGCGTGACACCCAGCTTGAAACGCTGAAGAAGGCTTCTGGTGACACCAAGGCCCTTCAGGATCAGATCACACAGCTTCAGGCCGATAACAAGAAGAAGGACACGGATCACGCCGCTGAACTGAAGAACCTGAAAATCAGCAATGCGGTTGAACTGGCCCTGACCGGCGCAAAGGCCAAGAACAACACCGCTGTTAAGGCGCTGTTGGTTGATTTCATCGGTAAGGCTGAATTGGCGGAGGATGGAACCGTCAAGGGCCTTGATGATGAAGTCAAGAAGCTGGTGGAAGGCAAGGACACGGCTTTTCTTTTTGAGAAGTCCACCGGCACCAAGTTCAAGGGGGCCAAATCCGCTGAAAAGGGTGATGGCGCTGAAGGCGGCATGACCCTTGAAAAGCTGAAGGCCATGAACCCCTTGGATCGCTACAACTATTCCGTCAACCATCCTGACGAATACAAAGAACTTTATGGAGGTAATGAGTAATGGCAAACACTTGCTACGATAACTTTTTCCTGTCCAACGAAATTGAAGATCAGTACCAGAGCCACCTTGATCTTCAGCAGTTTTGCACCGTGGACAACAACCTGACCGGCGTTGCTGGCATGGTTCGCAAGATTCACAAGTACAAGGCCACCGATGGCACCGAGAAGCTGACCATGGGCAACGGCAACACCAAGACCATTGAAGCCGGTTACACCGAGAAGGAATACCGGATTCAGATGGCCCAGAACCGCTTCCAGTATTATGACGAGGAAGCCATGACCGATCCGATGGTCATTACCACCGGCACCCGTCACGCTGGTACGGATATGTTCAATACCGTGAACGCTGACATTTTCGGCGCTTTCAACGAGGCCACCATGACCATCGTGACCACCGCCCTTGGCTTTGATGCCTTTGTGGATGGTGCGGCCATGCTGAATCTGGAAAACCTTGAAGGTGTGACCATCTTCGGCTTCGTCAACCCCGCTGATATGGCGAAACTTCGTAAGGCCCTGAAGGACGATCTGAAGTATGTGGAAGCATACGCCAAGCAGGGCTATGTTGGCACCGTGGGCGGTATCAACATCTACACCAAGAAGAACGCCGAAACCGGCAAGGTGGTCATTGCCACCAAGGAAGCTGTTACCCTGTTCAACAAGAAGGGTACGGAAGTGGAACAGGAGCGTGAAGGCAACATCCGCCGCAACACGGTTTATTCCCGCAAGTATTACCTTGCGGCCATGACCAATGAAGCCAAGGCGGTGAAGATCATCACCGGTTCCGCCGCTGTCACCGCTGACACCACGGTTTCCAGCGACAAGACCTATTACGCCGCTTCCGGTATCGGCTATGTGAAGGTCACGCCCGGTTCCGGTGACAACCCCAAGACCAAGGGTTGGTACGAAATCACGGCGGCGTAAGAAAGGCGGTGAACCCCGTTGCGTGATAAAGCGGTTGCAATGCTAACGGCCCTTGGCGTGGCGGGGGCCGCTGATGATCCGTTGTTGGATATGGTTTTGACCAATGTTCAATGGCGGATCAAAAATCTTTCCAACCTTTCCGAAATCCCGGAGGGGTTGGAAAGTCTGGCCGTTTCTATGGCCGTGGGCGAATACCTGAACATGAAGAAGTGTTCTGGACAGCTTGAAGGGTTTGATTTGGATGCGGCGGTGAAATCCATTCAGGAAGGTGACACCAACATTACCTTTGCCCTTGGTGAAGGTAGTTCAACCCCTGAACAGAGGTTGAACAGCCTGATTGATTATCTGATCAACGGGCGCATTGGTGAAATTTACCGTTATAGGCGGTTGGTATGGTGAATAAGGCCGTGCGAACCGCCTTGGAACGGTTGTGGAAGGATCGGTGTTCTATCTTCATTCGTGAGGAAGTCACCGATCCTGTCACCCACCTGACGGATTCTGAAGAAAAGCCGCTTCTTCAGGATCAGCCGTGCAAGCTGTCTTTTGAAACATTAACTTCAACCAATGGGGATGAAGTGGCAACCGCCCAACAGGTGGTGAAGCTGTTCCTTTCCCCGGATGTGAAGGTTCCCGCAGGATGCAAGATCATTGTCACCCGGCCAAACGATGTGGAACGAACCTTCACCTATTCCCGTTCCGGTGAACCGGGTGTTTTCTCCAACCATCAAGAAATCATGCTTGAACCCTTCAGGGGGTGGGCCTGATGGGAAGATGGGGCCGATGTGATTACCGGGAATTGAAGAAGCTGGATGAACGCCTTCAACAGCTTTCGGAAGTTGACATGGATCGGCTTTGCCGGGATGCCGCCAAGAAGATTGCCCAAATCCTGTGGAACAAGGTAAAGAAAAGAACCCCGGTTGGCGTGGCCCCCAAGTTTGATGGACCTAAGACCGTAAAGGTAAAGGGTGCAAGCGGGAAAAGCCGAACCTTTCTTACCCGTTCCGGGGCTATCCGGGAACAGTATTGGGCCGGGTATCGGGGCGGTTCCTTGCGGGATGCTTGGACGATTCTTCCCATTGAAAAACATGGGG